CCACCGCCATCCAATTGTTGATAGTATATTACAATATTTTGATGAAACAAAAACTGAGAAGTAAATGACAGACATTCCAATTTGGCCAGGTAGTTCATCGTTCACAACTGGTAGTACACCATTTGGATATTTTGATTCTGAGGCATCTTTTCAAGTAGATGCAGATAAAGTAGCGAATTGGTGTGCTAAAAGACTTGGTTATCCATTGGTTGATGTGGAATTACAACGAGTAAACTTTTATGCTTGTTTTGAAGAAGCAGTAGCTGAGTATTCAAATCATGTTAATCAGTATAACATTCAGCAGAATTTGTTAAGTATCATGGGTTCACCTACTTCATCTAATTTAACTCATAGAAACATTTCAGCAAATATGGGTGGTCTTATACAGTTAGGAACTGAGTATGGAAGTGAAACATTTACCAATGGTAATGTGAAGTTTTATTCTGCTTCTATTGATTGTGTGACAGGTGTACAACGATATAATTTAGACACACTTATTCGTGATATAAAAGCACCAACACAAAATATAGAAATAAAAAGAGTTCATCACTATGCACCACCCGCTTCCATGCGTTTCTATGACCCTTATTTAGGTAATCAAGCGATGTTGGATACATTCGGATTTGGTGCTTATTCTACTGGTGTTTCTTTTACGTTGATGCCTATGTATGCGGATTTATTGCGGGTTCAAGCTATTGAGTTTAACGATATGATGCGAAAATCTGCATTTACATTTGAATTGATAAATAATGAGCTAAAGGTATTTCCGTTACCAGTAAGAGACTTTAAACTTTGGATTGAATATATTATAAAAGAAGAGCGTTCAAATCCATTAAAATATCCAAATGGAACTGTTTCTGATATTTCAAACGCTCCATATAGTTTAATGAAGTATTCTCATATAAATTCTCCTGGAACACGGTGGATATTTAACTTTACACTTGCATTGGTAAAAGAAATGTTGGGTTATGTTCGTGGTAAGTATGGAAATATACCAATACCAAACGGTGAAACAACATTAAATGCTGCAGATTTACTATCTGCTGCAACATCTGAAAAACAAGCGCTTGTAACGGAACTTCGCACTATGTTAGAAAACATGACACGCGCAAAACTATTAGAGGCTAAAAGAGCAGAAACAGAACACTTGAATGTTAGTTTGAATGGTACTCCACTTTCAATTTATATAGGATAAATAAATGCCATTATTTCATGGAACACGAGATGCTGGTCTTGTACATAAATTCAATATGGAATTAATTGCAGATATTATAGATACGGAAGTTGCGGTATATAAACTTTCATTAGAAGATACAAAGACAAATATGTACAATGAATCTGATAAGAAGGTTTATTTTAGTCCTGTAAAAGTTTCTGCTTTAATAAATCGTCAACCTCAAGCATATGAGGGAACTGAGTTTGGACAAGATTATAATCAAGCATGTGATTTTGGTTTTATTCGTGAATTATTAAAAGACGTTGAAATATTTGTTGAAGTCGGTGATGTTATTGAATATAACGGTGAATGGTGGGAGGTTGACTCTGTACAAGAGAATCAGTATTTCGGTGGTAAGAATCCCGATTATGCTTTCTCTGGCGATAAGTGGGGACATAATGTTTCCATTATTGCTACAACCCACTTAACAAGACGTTCAAGAATTCACATAGAAGAATTCAGACCAAGTATAGAAAATAATTTGAATGATTTACCGAGCAACATATAATGCAAAATTCTTCCAAATATAGAAAACCACCATTAAAACGAACTCGTGATAGTTTCATAGATGACAAAAATTCGGTGGAAAATCCAAGGATAGATTTTGGACAGGCTCGTAGTACACAAATACGTAGAGATAAGGATAAAGTAAGAAATCTTGGTGTTACATTATATGATGTAGATTTTGCCATAAAATCATTCATAGACCAAAGTATGAAATTGAAAGTTGAAGACAATGGTGAACTTATACAAGTTCCAACGATATATGCTAATTCGGAGAAATGGGCTTCAATTCAAAAAGATGGATTTCTAAAAGATAAAAAAGGAAAAACAATAGTTCCACTAATAACGTTTAGACGTTCAAATGTTACAATAAAAAATGAACTGAAGCGTAATAAAGTTGCTTCTATAAATCAAGGTATGGCTTATATTACACGTCAAAAATATAATACATCCACACCATATGATAAGTTTTCTGCAATGTATGAGAAAAAAAGACCAAGTGAATACTTCTTAACTCCAATTCCAGATTATGTAGATATAAGTTATGATTTTATAGTATGGTGCGAATATCAGAATCAATTGAATTTTTTGATAGAAAACTTTATTTATTTCTCTGGTAGATCTTTTGGTGATAAAAACTTTTTTAAGTTTTCTACTAATATGGATAGTATTTCTATAGAAGACAGTAATACAACAGGACAAGACCGTGTAGTTAGGGCTTCATTCTCAATTATAGCCCATGCTTATTTAATACCAAAAGAAATAGCAAATCAAGCATCGATGCAACGAACCGTTACTGCAAATAAATTATCTTTTGGATTTGAAACAATTGGTTCACTTTCTGAATTATATAATAACAGTTCCATAGATAGATTAACGGATGAGGGTAGAATTGGTGGTGCGGTAGGTGGGCCAGGTGGTAGAGATATTGGAATTAGAGACGGTGAGTCTAATTTTAGAAAGTTAAATCAGAAAGGCGATGAAGCAAATCTTGCTTATTATAGAAGAAAAGCACAAGAGTTTATTGATGTATCTGAAAATAATGCACCTGGAATATATCCAAAAGAAAATGATTTTACAGATAAATAAATGATATTTATATATGTTATATTTTTTAATTTTTTAATTGAGGTTTTATATGTCAGAACAAGTTGAAAGTAAAGATTTTACGCAAGAAGATATTGCTACGGTAAAAGAGTTACAATCGGGTTATGCAAGAACTACTGCACAGATTGGACAAGTCGAAATTGAGTTACATTTACTACAAAAGCGATTGAAGGGTATGCATGAACTACGAGATACTTTATTTGAAGAGTACGCTAAGTTACAAACTCAAGAAAAAGAACTCATAGATTCACTAAATGAAAAATATGGTGATGGTGTTTTAGATTTAGATTCTGGTAAATTTATTCCTGCTAAATCTTAATTTGGTTTTTTTGTTTCATATTTATATGAAGACTTAATTCTATAATTTTTTGGAGATAATAGTGGCTAATGAAAGAATTGTAAGTCCTGGTGTCTTTACCAACGAAAATGATCTATCTTTCCTTCAACAAGGGATAGGACAAATTGGTGCTGCACTTATTGGACCAACTATGAAGGGACCGGCTTTCGTCCCAACACTTGTTCAGGGATACAGCGATTTTGTTACAAAATTTGGCGGTACTTACGAACAATCATATTTACCATACACAGCTAAAAACTATCTAAATAATGCAGGTAGTGCAACAATAGTTCGTGTACTTGGTTCAGGTGGATATTCATTAAAACACCCAATTGCTCTTGTAGCAAGTGGTTCTGGACAAGGTAGGAAATTAATATCCTTTTTACATCCAACATTTGTTGTAACAAGTGGCGATTCTACTTCATTGTTTGCAAATTCTACTCTTACTTCAAATGGTACTGGTTCTTTTGTATTAACTGTTTCTGGTGGATTTACAACAGATACATCAACATTTACAAATGCAACAAATGAAAATGGAACAGCATTTAGTTCTTCTATTAATCCAGAAAATAATTCATATATCGGTGATTTATATGGCTATAATCCTTACGGTACACACGCAGTTTATAACTACGTAAACTTTAAAAAACAAGCATCCGCTTCTTTAGCGGCCGACGCTTCCGTTGTTATTTCTATTGAAACTGGTTCTGCTGGTTCTCCATGGGACTTTACAGATGATTATCTTGAAGCAGCAACTCCTTGGGTTAATTCTCAAAAAATCGGTAATATAACATCTGATTTATTTAAGTTTCATACTTTATCCCATGGTATTCATTCTAACTATGAAACCAAAGTTGGTATTTCAAACATTCGTCCTGCTGGTACAATTGCAGGTTCTGAATATGGTGATTTCGATGTTATCGTTAGATTCGTTGATCAATCCAAATTACCACAGACACCATTCAATTCACAAGACGAAGATATTCGCCCAACAATAGTTGAACAATTCAAGTGTAATCTCGATCCAAATTCTCCTAAATATATTGCAAGAGTTGTTGGTGATAGATACATTACAGTTGATGATGGTGGTAAAGTTATTGTAAACGGTGATTATTCTAATAAATCAAAATATATTCGTGTAGAAACAACAGAAGCAGTAACAAACGGTGCAGTTTCTCCAAACTTAGTACCATTCGGTTTCCGTGCTCCTGCTACTCCAATTCCAAGTGCATTCACTCAACCTCCTGCTTGTTCTTATGTATCTGACCAAGTTTCTGGTGGTACATATAACAGAAGAGTGTTCTGGGGATTCAATTATGATTTCGCTAACACAGATAACTTTAATTACTTACGTCCATTACCAATTGCAGCAAATCAGTCAACTGGCTCTAATGTAGATTTCTACTTAGGTAACTTTTCTCAAAATGCTGCATCTAATTTCCCATCATCTGCAACAGCATATACTGGATATATTGACTTAACTACAAACACTGCTCTTGATTCACGTAAATTTATGTTACCTTTTCAAGGCGGATTTGATGGCCACAAACCAAACTTACAAAAAAAGATAGGTTCTTATCTATTAGCAGGTAACACACAAGGCTTTGATATTTCATCAAACTCTTCAGCTGGTTATACATCTTATAAAAAAGCAGTCGATGCTATTTCAAACGCAGATGAATTTGATATTAACTTAGTTGTAACACCAGGTGTTCTTCATTCAATACACTCAGCAATTACAACACACGTAATTGATGTTTGTGAAGACCGTGGTGATTGTTTCTTTGTAATGGATAACTCACAAATTTCCGATAACATTGCAACAGCGGTATCTTCACTTGAAGGTTTAGATACAAACTATGCAGCAACATATTATCCTTGGGTTAAAATTCTTGATTTCGATAGAAACAAACCAATCTGGGTTCCACCTTCAGTAGTTCTTCCTGGCGTAATAGCATTCAATGACCGTGTGTCTGCTGAATGGTTTGCTCCTGCAGGTTTGAATCGTGGTGGTTTAACAGAAGTTGTTGAAGTTAAAACAAGATTAACACACGCAGAACGTGACACATTGTATGAAGGTCGCATTAATCCTATCGCAGTATTTCCAGCAACAGGTGTATGTGTATGGGGACAAAAGACACTTCAAGGTCGTCCATCTGCTCTTGACCGTATTAATGTTCGTCGTTTGTTAATTGCATCTAAGAAGTTTATCGCTTCTTCTACAAGATACTTAGTGTTTGAACAAAACACTTCACAAACAAGAACTCGCTTCTTGAACATCGTGAACCCATATCTTGAGTCAATACAACAACGTCAAGGTTTATACGCATTCCGTGTTATCATGGATGAGAGTAACAATACGCCAGACATTATAGATCGCAACATATTGTACGGACAATTGTTCTTACAACCTGCAAAAACTGCTGAATTCATTATTCTTGATTTCAACATTCAATCAACAGGCGCTGCGTTTCCAGGTGCGTAATTAAATTAAAAATGGGAAGATGAAATACTCTTCCCACTTTTTTGAAATTGATATATTTATACTTAAAGGATATTTTAAAATTGGAGATATAAATGGCTGAATTACTTGACCCCACGGAAATATTTTTTACCCCGTTTGAGCCAAAGTTACAAAATAGATTTATTTTGTACATCGAGGGTGTTCCTGCTTATTTAGTGAAAGGAGCGGGTAGACCTAATATAAACTTTAATGCAATTGTTCTTGATCACATTAACATTAAACGTAAAGTAAAAGGTAAGGGTGATTGGACAGATATTTCTATTAAATTATACGATCCAATCGTTCCTTCTGCTGCACAAGCGGTAATGGAATGGGTTCGTTTATCACATGAATCTGTAACTGGTCGTGATGGTTATTCTGACTTCTACAAGAAAGATTTAACACTTCATGTACTTGGTCCAGTTGGTGATAAGATTGAAGAATGGACTATTAAAGGTGCATTTATCACCGCTACTACATTTGGTGATATGGATTGGGCAAACGACGCATTTGTTGAGATTGGACTCACATTAGCATACGATTACGCTATCCTTCAATACTAATTTAATATTAGAACTAAAAGAAATTACCCCATACTTATTAATAGAAATATTAGTAAATATGGGGATTTTTTATCAAACACTTTTGTAGTTTACATAAAGACTCCATTGCAACCATTGTATATTATGGAAGCAATACACCATTCATCCGACGTTTACAAGAACTCGGATTAATTGTTGGTACAAGATTTACTGTTATTAGAAAAGCACCGTTTGGTGGACCAACTGAAATTCATTACGGTTATACGAGATTGGCAATTAGGCCAGACCCAAAAGTAGATATTATTATGGTTGACGAAGAATGGTAGTTTTTCTAAGTTAATCATATTTATAAGTGTATAAAAATTGTTTTATTATGAATTGTTATAGGATTAGTTATGACTAAAATTCCAACCGGCTATGATGTTGGTCAACGAGAAATTACTTCTGACGCTGACATTAAAGCCCACTTACTATCTGAGCATAAAGTTTCAGATGTTAAACGTACAAACTTTCCAACTGAAATTATCCCTTTACCTTCAAAAGGTCTTATATATCCATTAGGTCATCCACTTGAAAGTGGTGTGATTGAAATGAAGTATATGACTGCAAGGGAAGAAGATATTTTAACATCACAAAACCTTATTAAACAAGGTGTTGTGTTAGACAAATTGTTTGAGTCTTTGATTGTTACTCCTGTTAATTATAATGATTTATATATGGGTGACAAGAACGCAATTATGGTTGCAGCGAGAATATTGGGTTACGGTAAAGATTATCAAGTCGAAGTTGATGATTCATTTTCTCCTGGAACAAAACAAAAAATAACAATAGATTTAACTCAAATTGAGCACAAGGAGGTCGATTACAGCTTATTTGAGAGGAGAGTAAACGAATTTGATTACGAACTACCTAATTCAAAAAGAGTAGTAACCTTTCGTTTAATGACTCACGCTTTGGAAAAAGACATCCAAGCAGAATTAAAAACACAGAACAAGACATTAGTAAGAACTGGTATTGACAGGGAACTTACAACAAGACTCAAACACATTATTACTTCCGTAGACGGTGAAAGTGGTAGAGCAACGGTAAATCATTTTGTAGATAATGAACTATTTGCAGCAGATTCACGTGCTTTAAGACAATATATTAAATCAATATCACCTGACCTTGATTTAACATACACTTTTATTTCAGATGCAACTGGTGAGGCGAAGGAGTTAGAAATACCCATGGGTGTTTCATTTTTTTGGCCTGGGAATTGATTATAAAATAGGTTTACACGAAGAGTTATTTGTCTTATGTTATAGAGGACAGGGTGGGTGGACATGGAGTGAAGTTTATAACTTACCAATACATCTTAGAAGATTCTATATAAAGCAAGTTTCTAAAGCAGTTGAAGAACACAATAAACAATATGAAGAGTCAGGCAAATCTAAATCTCCAGCAATGCCTACATTTAGATCAAAATAATCAAAGTCCGTATATTTATCTATACGGACTTTTTGTTTAATTATAATGTGATATAATGGCTAAAGAAGACAAGAAAGAATCAGAAGAGTTACGTGACCTCCGCAGACAAGAAGCAGAAATCACGCGTGAAATCATAGATCTTCGTGAAAAACTCGTTGCACTATCCAAATCTGATGGTGCAAATTTACGAGAGGTTCAGAAAGTTCAGGAAAGTCTATTAGGTTTAGAAAAACAGAAGCAAGGCGTTCAGGGGCAAATATACAACCAATACGGTGAAATACTTAAAAGTGAGCAAACTCACTTAGATAGTATTCAGAAAATAGTAGAAACACAAGAAAACTTACTAGAATTAACAGAAGACACAAATGAGGAGTATAAAAAGGCTCGTGCTGTTAAAATAGAATTGCTTGATCTTGAAGATGAATTACAAACAAAATATGATGCTATTCAAAAAGATCTTTCTGAAACTATAAAAAGTTCGCATGAGTATAATTTTGTAACCGATATGGTTTCCCAAACAACTGCAGCAGTTCAAGAGCGAGTACACGGCACAAGTAAAGAAATGATTGCATTAGGTGATGCAACGCGTAAAAATCTTTACACTAATATTGATTTGGTTGATACATTACAAGACATGGATGTTTCAGCAAAAGCGGTTCGTGAGGGTAAATATGTTGAATTGAATTCAGTTCGTGAAGAATTATCTTTAAAGAAAACAGGTAGAATGCTTGACTTACTCAAAGAAGATTTTGAACGTGGTTCACAGAAAGATGCTGCGGGTAAGACAAAGTATTCTCAACAAGATCTGGAGTTTATTCAGAAACAAATGGGAATCTATACAATTCAAGAACAGAGTTTAAATAATATTATTTCTCTTAAACAAAAATCTAATGAAGAAAATAAACTAGAAGCAGCTACGCAAGCAAAAATTATACAAAGAACAGAAGAATTACAGAGTGCAATTGGTGAAACAAAATTTGGGGCAGTTTTCGATGGATTGGAAAGTGGTATAAAGAAAATACCAGGTGGTGCAGCACTTACAAAAGTTCTTGGATTTGATACATTCAAGAAAAACATTCAAGAAAATGTTGGTAAGTCATTAACAGGTATAGCAACTGGCTTTCAAGGAGGAATGGTTTCTGGATTAAAAGCATCTGGACAAGCAGTAATGGGACTTGGTAAATCATTGTTGATGGGACCACAAGCCGTAATATTTGCAACACTTGCAGCAGTCGGTGCTTTAGTTGCATTGTTTGTTTCATTAGATGGAAAAACTTCAAAGATACAAAAAACTTTCGGTGGAACAAAAGCAGAAGCTGAAAAAACACATCATGCTGCACATAAATTAGCAGAAAACATGAAAGTAGCAGGCGTTAATTCAGAGCAAACATTAAAAGCAATGGAAGACGTTAGTGAAAGAATGGGTGGACTTGATGTTTCTGCCGTGATGCAAGGTGGTAATAAAGCAATGGCTCAGATGGTTTCTGATAGTGCTGTACTTTCTGAGAAGTTTGGTTTGAGTGCAGATGAGATAGGAAATATACAAACATTGGCAACTTTAACTGGTACAAGTGTTGGTAGTTTAGTAGACCAAACAACAAAATTGGGTAAAGGTTTACTAACAGATAAAGCAGCAATGAAAACTTTAGCCGAAATACCAAAGCAAGTTACCGTTGCATTTAAGGGTACAACACAAGAACTTATTAAAGCGGCTCAAAAAGCAAAATTGTACGGAACTACCTTGGGAGAAATTCAAAAAATAGGTAGAGGAATGTTAGATATTGAATCATCATTATCAGCAGAAATGGAAGCCAGGGTATTAACCGGTAAAAATATAAACTTTGATGCTGCAAGAAATTATGCATTGAACGGTGAAACTGCTAAACTACAAGATGAGTTATTAAATCAAATGGGTTCTATGGAAGATTTCAAAGAAATGAATTTGCTTCAACAAGAATCTATGGCAAAAGCGTTTGGTATGTCTGTTGAAGAAATGACTACTATGTTAGCCAAGGGTGAAGAACTAAAAAATGTTGGTTTGAGTGCTGCAAAATTAGAAGAAAAACAATATCAAAATGCAGTTGGTTTAAGAGAAGAAGCCGAAAAAGCTCGTAAAGCAAACAAAGGTGCTTTGGCAGATAAGTTACTGAGTATGGCTGCAGAAAAAGATTCCGCCACAATGGCAGAAAAACTCGGTGACATAATGACAAAAGTGAAAGAAAAATTTGAATCACTTATGTTTCCTATTGTTGAAATGGTTCATGGGTTATTTGACGCAAAAGACGCAGGTGGCTTCC